TAACCCTGAAACGACCATATAAGCCACCGTTTTGGGGTCTCCACCGCAGCAGCCCAACAAAACGACCAGCATCTTCCAAAAAGCGAATAAGCACTTCCTTATTCAGTTTCGGATGAATGCATTCGATTTCCAGCATACCCATCCACGTCTTTTCAAGTGTCGGAAATTTCTTGAGAACTCGCTTGCCACCACCCCGCTTTCCGTCAGAGGGAACGAATAGCTCCTCACAAACAACATCGTTTTCCTCTGCATCAAGCAATACATCCTCAAAAATCATCACGCCGCTACGCATCACCTTGGAATAGGTGGCACTACCCCCACCAGGAATCCTAACACCTGCCGCAGCATTCTCCAAAGCCAGCTTAAAGGCCATTGCGGGTATAAACAACTGATCTTTCTTGCTGTGAAGACGTTGTTTCCAGCAACGATTTTCCCAGTCCGCAGGCAGCTCGCCACGTTTCTTCGGTTCCGCCACGGGACGGGAGAAACTCAAAGGACTCGTACCTTCCAATTCACACATTAAAGTAAACATTCTATAACCCTTTCAATAAAAACCTTACCTTACCTTACCTTACCAAACCCTACCGCACCATACCTTACCACACCTCATTATTTTTTCTTAAACCATTCCTTTTTTGGTTTTAATGCGCCTTTAGACTTTTGCGATTTATCTTCTTCTTTCCATCTCTGAAAATTAGGCAACTTACGCTCTGAATTCACGACAAGTTTTCGATGTTCTAAAGCTTTTTCTTTTTTAGCCTTTGCTAACTCCTCCTTTGCAAATTTCTTGGCATCGAAAGGGGGCACTAAAAAATCACCTCTCATAATATCGTCCATTGTGAAGCTGGCATCAAAGCACCGGCTGACATTATCACAAAGTTCGCTCTCCGGCGCTGGTCTACCAACTTCCTCCCACATTTCTTCGATTTTCTTTTGTGTCAACATAAAAAACCTTACCTTACCTTACCATACCAGACCGCACCCCACCTGACCACACCAGACCAAAATCATTTTATTTTTTCAATTTCCTGAACCTTAGGTCTCTGCAAGTTCCAAATGCAGTGACGGGTGTACACATCTTGATCTCCACTTCGGACAAGAGTCCCCCCAACATGAGGGGATGTGTATCTTGAAGTCGTCCTGTATACAAAAGGTGTACGCGCCTGCCAGGCCGCCGTCACGGCACCACTGATAAACCCGAAACGATTGTCCTTCTTAAACCTCAAACGCACTTCAATATTGCGATGCCTGTGCGAACGTATGATAGCATCGGGCACCTCCAAACCCCATCTTCCAGAGTCCGACAGAATCTGCTCAATTTCCTTTAAGACAGCGCTTGACTCATACGCCAGCGAACCCGTAGTCCCGATGTGATGCGTCAAATGAATCAGCCCGTAATTCAGCCTGATATAAATTTCACCACGCGAATACTTCCCGTCCTCGTTGGGAACCGCACCAAGACGCTTAGCCAGCATTTCCTCGTACTCACCGGACTTGCCTGTGTGGGATTCAGTACCTCGTATGAAATAAAAACGCCCTTGACACTTTTCGACAACAGGCTCAAGAATTTGCTGTGCAACATTAACTTGGTCAGCGATATTCTGCGATATTTGAGTTGTAGCCCCATGGTGAACGCCGTCAATCGCGTCACCATTGAATACCACCGCGAAAGGCTCATCGTGCAGAACTTCCCTATCCGCAATCCATTTATCCCAGAAGAATCGCCAATAATCCCAGATTTCACGCTGCCATCGGTTCGGGGAATAGTAGCCACCGCCATCAAGCCGAACTTTATTAGGTGGACATAAACCGAACTGACAGCCACAATGTGTGTCAGAAATGACAACGAGATTATTGATCGGAACTTCGGTGACTTTTTTGGAATTACTTCGTTTCTTCTGTTTCATATGAGTCTCCTCATAAAAATTACCTTACCTTACCAGACCTTACCATACCCCACCTCAACCTACCAAACCAAACCAAACCATACCATATATTATATTATCATAAAAAATCACTCTAAAAACAAAAAAATTTCAATTATTTTTTACCGAGACCAAACGATTCTTTCAATTTCTTCTTCTTAGACAAATCCTCAAATATATTTGGCCTAACGCCTTTTAATCTTTTTCTTGAAATGTTACAATATTTCTCGGATATATCTATTCCGATATATTGACGACCCAACATCTTGGCAGCAACACAGGTAGTTCCAGAACCACAGAAAGGGTCGAGAATTGTTGCGTTACGATAACTATACAACTTTATTGCCCGTCTGGGCAATTCAACTGGAAATGAAGCTGGGTGTATTCTATTATTAGTTTGAGGTATAAAACTCCATATCTCAGTAGTTAGGTCTAAAAATTCTCTATTTCCATATCTATCTTTGATACCATTTTCTTTATGTAAAATTTTTCCATCTTTTCCCGCTACAATAATATATTCTTGCCTACCCCGCAAACTTGGAGATGAAGGACTTTTCCATGAACCCCAGGCAGTATTAGATAAATTACTTTTTTTATCCCAAACTATAATACCCATCATATACCATTTACGCCTCATTCGACTTGCAATATCACAATGTGAAGGATAATATGGATTCCGACCGGTATCATTACAGTTGATACATATTCGACCGCCCTTTACGAGAATCCGTAAACACTCATCCCAAACAAGATCAAGCCAATCAAGCCAATCCTCATAAGGCATTATATCTTCGTATTTATCATATTTAACACCTACATTATAGGGAGGACTCGTGACCACCAAATCTATACAGTTATCCGGCCAATCTTTCATAACCTCTAAACAATCACCGCAGATAATTTTATTGATTGGCAATTTCATTTCCCACCTTCAACGCACTCATAGCAAGCGGCAACAAGTCCTGCCATTTTTGAGTCGTAGAAATTGTCGCGAAACGCATCAATAATCACATAAGCCCTACTTGCAAACTTTCCAGCTTTTAGCAATTCAGTTTTACAGCAAGACAGCACTAACCAACGGATTTGTTCTGGATCCTCGCCCTCAGTTGCTTTTAGAATCGCCGCCATTTCTTTCCAATTCATTTTCCGATACAACAAACCCCTGACAATCTCAAACGCCTGCAATTCAGCAGTCGCAGTCACTATCGCATTGAGTTGTTCGTTCTTAGTCGACAAGTGAATAATACTGTTGAGGAAGACCAACGCCTTGCGAGCTGAACCATCACTATTGCCAATAATTTTCTCGACAACTTTTTTGTCTATCTTTACGCTTTCTTCCTCACAAACATACTTAATGAGATTCTCCAAATCATCATCTTTCAAAGACTTCACAACAATTTCTATGGCACGGTTACGAATTGTTCCCTTCAACTTTTCCGGATCCGTAGTCGTAAACAAAAAATAAACATGACTCGGCGTATCCTCAAGCATCTTCAAAAACTCATCTTGTGCATCCGAGGTCAGCTTATGACACTCGTCAATCAACCACACCCGACAATTGCCCTTCATCGGTGCCTGATGCATCCTACGTCTGATAGCTCGTACATCATCTATCTTGCGTGGGGCATCCTCGATAAAATCATGCCTGCTGCACCTCAATTTCCTACGGACAATCCTCGCAAGCGTAGTCTTACCACAACCAGTTGGGCCAGTAAAAAGGATGAAATGCGGAACGCTTTCCTGCTTGATTGCCGCCTCGAGTGTCCTGACAGCAACATCCTGGCCCACCATCTGATTAAGGTCTCTTGGTCTATATTTTTTGTAAAGTTCCACAGATTCTATCCTTTATAAAATTAAAAATATACAATAAAGGTTGGTTTCTTTGCCTTTCTTGCTTTATCTATTGTGTCTTTAGTTCCACGTGATTTGCCATCCCAGAAAGCTAATACCATATCACAATTATCAACTATTTGTTGATTACGTATAAATCCAGCTTGTTTGCCAAATTTATCCCAATCGGGTCGAAAAATCCGAATAGGACACCCCCACAGTTTAGCATATTCTTCTGCCAATGAATCTGCCCCTTTTGCACCACCAGAAACTAATTCTTCTAAATCATAATCATTAAATGTTCGTGAACCAACAATTATGTCTCCGCCAAAGTACCCAATCCAATATTCAAATAAATCATAATCATTAAATGTTCGTGAACCAACTATTGCTAATTTCATATCTCAATTTCCTCCTTCTCGTACCACGAACCCCCAACGGGGGCAACAGAAGCCTCAACCCTCAGAGGCACGATAATCCAATTCCAATGTTTTCGCAAATCTTCGTAGATGACCTGCTTAACTATGTCAAAATAATCTTTTCGCTCCCTTCTGTAAATATCGCCAACTATGCTGTCATGTATCTGACCGACTATCAATGACCTCATTTTATACTTTCGCAACAATTTCTGTATCCTAATCAACGACCACAACAGCAAATGAAAGGATGTTCCCTGAATAGGATAGTTAATTGCCTGCTTTCTATTGAGGCTTCCTGCAACCACAAAACCAGTAAGCATTTCAAAATAACCATTATCTTGGTATGCCCGCCACCAGTCTTTCTTCCATTGATTATATACTTTGAACCTTTTATTCCAGAAACCATACTCGATGTCTTGAATGTGCTTCTCAAATGTACCGTCTTCAGGCTCTTTATCCGGATCGCAAGCACCCAACTCAGTAATTCCATTCGACTCAAGATGTTTATATAGGCTAATACCATCAATCTTCAAATTGAACTCTTTTATTGCCTTCCACAAATCAGGAGCACACGACTTATACCAATCACCGTAGAACTCTGCAAAGACGAACCTATTTTTTCCAGCGTCACGCATCCAGTGCGTCACCTGACTCTTCTTGAGCATATAGATTTCAGCCGCCATATCACGGTGCATATCAAGCTTTGGATTTTCCATATACTTAATCATACGCGGATCTTTATGATAGCAAGTGGCACCACAAATCTCAGAACCCTTAAAATCAATCTCAACAATCTGATGATTTTCGCGTGCGATGAAGGCACGTCTAACAAGTTCGCTGATTTCAAGGTCTTTTATTGGAATATTCGTAAAGTTTGGATGATCACTACTTCCCCGATATGAACGCACAAGATTCAACGGAAAATTGGGATGCAAAAAACCATCAACAGTTTCTCGCAGTATATTCCGCAAATAGGTGCTCCTTGCCTTCTTCAGCTTTTCAATTTTCAAATAATCATCGACAAACTTCAGATCCGTAGATTTCAGATTTATTTTGTCCGCAGTCGGCCTACCCGTCTTGGTACGTGAAAGACAGGGATATTTCATTACATCGAAAAGAACCTTGCCCAACTGTTCCCGACTGCCGAGATTCGTTTTAACACCATAAGTTTTTCTCCACACTCTATAAATTTTATATTTCTTAAGGCTATTTGAAAGCTCTGTAATTCGTGTACCTGTATTGTCAATTGCCCTCTCAAGATAATCGACATTTATGTGTATGCCATTCGCCTCGACTTGAGACAGAGCAACGCACCCATCATGCAGCAATTTGTAGGCTTGGTTAGTTATAGGCTTCATTAAATTTCTATCTCACTATCACATCGAATTTTATCTGTTTTAATTCTATAACTATTCCTAAAAAGAATATTTCCAATAGATGCCTTAAAAATCCTACTATGCTTTCCATATCTATCAAACATATATTGCCTAAGACGTTTAGCACCTGATAATGAAACAGCCAACCAAATTCCACCTTCATCAGAATTATCATTCTTTACAATAGGAGATTTCACCCATTTACCTATAGGAAAAGTTAGAATTGTTGGGTTATTCCTTAATCCCAAACTTTTTCTATTTACAGTAGTCACTTTGAAAAATTGCATTTAATCAACTTCTTCTCCAATAAGTCTAATTTGTTTCATCGCCAACCAATATTCAAGATAACTGTCGAGTCCACCATAAGTTTTTCTCCATATCTTGTAAATCTTATATTTCTTGAGGCTGTTTGAAAGTTCTGTAATCCGTACGCCGGTATTGTCAATTGCCTTTTTAAGATAATCGACATCTATGCGTATGCCGTTCGCCTCGACTTGAGACAAAGCAACACATCCATCATGCAATAATTTATAGGCTTGGTTAGTTATAGGTTTCATAAATTTGTTTGTTTTCCATGACGCATTGGGCGTTTCTCATTGATTCGCATTTTGAAATTTATATCCGATTCCAAATCAATCCCCATCGTACCACAAATATCAAAAATCCTAATCGTAGCATCCGCCAATTCCTCTTTGAAATTCCCAATATCATTTTTTCTCACAGCCTCTGAAGCCTCGCCAATCTCAGATACTACCAACATAAGCTTGCCAAGCATCAAATCGGCATTGGTTCCACCTCTAATAGTTTCAGGTGTGAAGAATCCCTTATCTCTTCTCCAAGACACAATATAATCGCACCAATCTTTAATTGTCATTTCTTTTCTCCAATAAGTTTAATTTGTTTCATCGCCAACCAATATTCAAGATAACTGTCGAGTCCACCATACAATAGTAAATCCCGCAAATCCAATTCCTTAACTCGATTGAATTTGCTTCCCTTCACCGCTCGCAGGAATGGTTCTATATGAGTATTGTAATTCTCCTGCCCTAAATTCACAAATGCCTGAAACTTGAGCCCCGTAATGTGTGGACGATTGTCAAGAACATGTGCGGCAATCATAGTGTCCCAATACCAATTCATTACGGGATGCCCCAACTTCGCTCGTGTCCAACGATCCTCGAATTTCAAATTCGATGCTATCTTTGGCATTGCAGATTTAGTCATTTCATTGGTGGCTTCTATTGCCTCACCCGCCCAAGGATACGAAATCGTCCTTCGGCCCCGCCAACAAACGGAACAACTTACGATTTCTGTTCCTTCACCATCAGGTTTCAGACAATTAGTCTCAAAATCAAATGATACCACACCACCCTTCTTCATCATTTCCCTAAGTATCTTTGCAGATTCAAATGGCCTTGTAATTACCTCTATCTGTTTTTTATAGTCGGGAACTTCATCCCAAGGCTTGCTTTTCGCCTTACTGATCCCCAACTTCAAATGACTTTTGAAAAGCCTATCAAGTATTTTATCATTGCCCATCCTAAGTATATAAGAAGGATGATACGTAGGAACAATCCAAGCATTCAGCTCTCTGCAAGGGATGCAGAAACCGGCCCATCGACTAATATCACCAATATCTTCTTTCCACATTTCTGACAACAGTGATTTGCACGCTACTTCGCCTAATAAGAAAATTACGTTCGGATTGTATTCCTTAATGGTTTTCATCAGATTTGGTCTACAAGCTTTTATCATATAATCTTCTGGCTTCTTGTTGTTCCTCGGTCGGCAAATCACCGCATTCGTCTTTACGCAATCGACATCCAAATCGACATCGAGAGATTTCAGAAATCTTCGCAGCAACTTACCAGCACGCCCTACCAACTGCACGTTGTCTCTGTCCTCGTCTTTACCTGGAGCCTCCGCAACAAACAATATCTTCTTCCTACCTTTGCCAGTCGCGGGCATTTTCGGAGACTTGCAATGCCTATACAGACCGCACGAACCGCAAAGAGCGAAATTGCCCGTCTTTCGTTTGCTCTGTATTTTAGAGGATGAGAAGAAACCTTTTGTCATTTGAATATCCTAAATCCAGGATTCCGCCTTTCATACGCAATTCGCTTTCTTGACATTTCACATTGACTTTTATCTATATCTATGCCTATCCACTTACGGCCTAATCGCTCAGCAGCAATGCAAGTTGTTCCCGAACCAACATTCGGATCCAGTACAACATCACCCTGATTTGAAAAGTTTTTTATAAAAAAGTAAGCATCACCAATAGATTGTTCCCATCGGTCGCTTCTATGATGCTTTTCCGGTTTATCTTTAGGAACAATATTAGAAACCCAATTCAATGGATTTGCCTTTCCCTTAGAAAACACAAGAATACTTTTAGCACCACCAAAAATTTTCCTTGGATGTAATTGGCCGACTTGGTGGCTATTTATCTTATGAAACAAATAAAAATAATCAAGAAATTTTAACATGAATGGAAAAGTTAAGTCAAGCCAATAATCAGACGCATAAAAAACAGCGAACTTACCAGGCTTCAAAATACGAGACGATTCACGAGCTATTTGCTCATATAGATAAATCCCTTCTTTCACATAGGGCGGATCAACAAAAATCAAATCAATTGAACGCTCTGGAAACAATCTCATAGATTTTGAGCAATCGCCACAGATAATTTTCCCTATCGGCAATTTCATTCCTTTTCTTCCACCATACCTAATACGGTAACATAGACAAACTTTACACCCTTAACCTTCAGACGATCCTTTGTCACTTCGCATTCGTTATAATGTTGGACGAGTTCTACCAACAACTTCGGCGGAATCGTAAACTGCAAAGATGTCCCATCGTATTTAGATTTCTTGATTTCAGTGAACCATCCGGACACACCCTTACCAGTAATCTTGAATTTTCCCTTCTTGATATTCACAATCACATTATTGGCGCCGACATTCTCTGACGAGAAAATCTCCGCCTTTTCGACGGACTCCTTCAGTCCTTTCGGAAGATTCAATGGTGCGCCCTCAACTTGCAGTATCTCTGATATATCATCAGAAGGATATTCATCTACCCAATGACGGCAGCTAAGTACTAAACCATCAGAATTCCTAAAATGAATCCAGTGTTTTGTTTCACTGAATTCCACCATATCCAATGATATAATGTGCTTGATCGAATCCCTTCTTATCAAAATAGACCCACTCACATCAGTCTTCATCCTAAATCGTGTAACTTGGTAGTTGTCGCAGGCCTCCATCCATTTTGAAGTGATGTGAATATAATTCGTCACAACTCGCGCTTCATTATTTCCCGCGCATGGTTGAACAATCGCTATCGCGTCAGCAAAATTTTCAGGTAGTTTCTTCCATTTCTTCGGCTTGTCTACAGCATCAATTGGTAGCAAAATATCCTGTTCCATATTGATTCCCGCCTGCTTCTGCTTAGCCTTGATAAGCAAAGTCGTGCCCTTATTATTTTCACCGGCGGAGATTTCCAATTCATCCTCCTTCAACTTACGGAGTATGGAAATGAATGGCATTGCAGGCACTGCACCCTCAATCTTCAACAGTGATTTCTGCGAACAGGCAATCTCGTCATTGTATGTATTAACGGTCTTGCCCTTGAAAATGAAACAAGACGACTGTTCTATGATTTCCTTCGTTGACAAGCCTGGTAGGACGGATTCAAGCTGTTTCAAAAACTCTTCGCGATTTATCCGCATCTTTGAATCTCCTCAAAATAAATTTGGTTTGGTTTCTTTATATATTTTTTTTGATTTGCTAAACAGGCAACCTTCATAATATGGAGTAGCTTTATAAAAGCCAGGAAAATTACACCATGAAAAAATTTCCTTATATTCTGATTTATTATAAACAGCCCTATCTTTCATCAGATAAACCAATTGCTTAGCTTTGCGGAGTATATTTATCCTCTCCATAACAGTATCGAAAGTATCACTAATACTAACATAAATATACCACCGTGTTCGCCAATCTTTCAATCCGTTTTTCCTCAGCATTTTTAATGCTTTCATAACCGATTTTTTATATGAAATATGATCAAATGCAAACCTTATTTCTTTACAATGATGCAAGGAAAAAAGTTCTTTGCAAATTTTGTCAGTCAATAAACGGTGATCAAGACCTTGGTTAAAGTCAACTCTTAAACTTTCCTTTTTAAGTTGGCCACTAATTTTGAAAAAATGTTCGGGTGCTGCAAGAATATTATTATCCATGATTATAATATCTTTTGACTTTCCATCCCACAAATCATAAACATCTCCAACAATACTAAGCTTACCTTCTTTCTGTGGAACAATACACCAAGGACAATTCCTTATGCAGCCCCGTGTTGTAAAACCAAAATTCATTTTTGGTTTGATCTTTTCGATTACCGCTGGCAATTGCTTTTTCAAACTATAACCACTACCTCCAATTTCTGCAATACCCTCCCATTTCTTACATCGATGTTTGTTATAATCAAATACACAAGAGACATAGATTTTGTCGTAAACATCCATAAATGGCAAAAGGGATTTATCTTTTATTCTATAAATTTTAGCACCCCGCCGCTCGTGATATACACGAAGCTTTTCCAATGCAAGATTCGGAAGGATACTATCAACATTTACTAACAAAACTTTCATTATTTCTTGAAAATATACAGACCTTTATCATCTGTTTTAATGTTACTAATGCTTTTTTTCCTCGACAAATAGCTCGGTATCTGAGAAATTGTACGCCCCATAGATTCTGGGTTTCTGTTTGGAAATCTCTTTTTCAATAAATCCAAAATTTCCTTTTTCGAAATTGGCCCTTGGTTTTTTACAAATTCCAAAACCGACATTATTACACCTGGGGATCCATCTTTCTTTTTCCCAGCAATCCTCGTTGCCTGCTTCTTCGCTACCACAGATTCCGCCACATTCTTCACCGCATCTTTTTCCTCATTCTTCGCAGCTCGTGCTTTCTTTTCGGCAGCCCGTTCTCTCCCACGCTCCAGGGCATCTCTGATTTCCCGCTCCTGCTGCCTGTTCCTCTCAGCATTTTCGACATCAATTACAGTAACTTTGAGACCGTTTTTCTGAGCTCGCAGAATTTCGTTGACTTTTTTCTGGTTCTTCTCATCAAGCCCGGTTCCCTCGACAAGCATGTTCAAATTACCAAGCTTCTTCTGCAATCGAGTCACATCCCATTTGTCAGCAGTCTTGAATCCCAAAGCCTCAAAAATCTTGATGGCCCTGATCTTTGTTATTGTTCCCAGATTCTCTTCTTTTTTCTTGCCCATCATTTATCCTCTCTATTTCGATTAGAAATTCGCTTTTTGTTTTCCATCAGTTCGTGATATGCTTCCACAATTTCATCCTTGCGATTTTTCCACATGGTATTTGCAACAACTACAAGAATCTGATCCAAGCTCCTGCAGTTCGAGATCATATCCTCGACGAATTCTTGTGGCGTCCGATCTTGAAATGAACATGACGTTGTTTTGATCATTTACCACCTCCATTTTCCTGTTTCGTTCTCCCTTTCATCTTATTATATTATCACAAAAAACCATTGTAAAGTAGCAAAAATTCTTCCCATTTTATAAAAATTCTTAATCTAAATCTGTATCATTCAACACAGCAGTTAAAATACGACTATCGGGAGGTAATAAACTTCGAGGATTATCCAATAGCAAATCATACAAATTTTGACAGTGTTTTTTTGCCCACTCAAAAATTGATTCTGGATTCATTGCATGATAACGTGCCAACATAGTTGATGCACTCGCAATTAACGATTCACCTTCGGCGCAGGCCCAACCATCTTTAGGTCTCATTGCTTGTTTATAAGTCAACTCGTTTCTCCTTTAATTTACTTCATCCTTATCATATTATCGTGAAAAACACAACCAAAACGCAAAAGATTTTCAAAAGCAACTGCAAATAGCAGGATTTGCAAGTGCGAGACACCCTGCGACATGCACACACCGGCTCGAATGGAATTCGTCGTCTCGGAGCGAAATCCAGTTCAGACGCATAATTCCACGCTTTTTTTCATGCTCAGTCTGATTTATGCCAATCATTCCGGTCACTGAATCAATCTTTCTCCTGTCATCCGTAAAATTCGCCATCTTCAAAATATTCCTGTCATAAGACGACGCATCTGACTGGGTAGCTGTCACCAATAAGCAATGTCTCCGTTGACTCAGTGCACGCAAACGCTTCCATGTTTCGTTTATGCGATCACGACCTTCTATGCTAGCATATTCCATTTTGAGAATATCTGCATAATCAATGACTATCACATCTGGAATCCAAGAACTCCTCTCCCAATCTTGCAGAATGCTTTCAATCCCATCGACGCTGAGCGTTGAATTAAAGTGACACGACAACTTCAGATATGTCTCCTTACTCCTGATTTTCTTATGCATTACCTCTGCACACGCCTTTGCAGCCTTTCTCCAACTTAAACTTTTAGTGAATTCCTTTAGCTCAAATTCTCGTTCTACTTTCCTTTTCTTTTCATTGTACCAAACCCTTGTCGGATAATACACATCACAAGCATAGCGGGGTTGCTTAGATGCACGAATCATCAGACGCCTCATTGTTTGACTTTCACCCATGTCACCAACTTCAAACATCGCAACTTTCCTCCGCTGCAACATGGCTTCGTACGCAATGGCCATCAGCCAGAAAGACTTGCCAACACCCTTTTTGCCCATAAAAGAAATAAAACCCTCACGCTCAAGAGAATTCCTGAAAAACTTTCCAAGAGCACCCTGAAATTCAATCAGTGTTTCTTTCCTATCAGTTTCAAACGCTTTCCGAATTACATCCACATTTTGCAGGACGTCGATGCCCTCGCCAGCACCCATCTCGATTCTGCTGTAACCAACCAATCTATCATGTGCTCTGTCGGAATTTCCATCAGATATATCGGATTCGACTTGCTCAATCAAATTCTCAATCCTAACCTGATTAAAATACTGAGATGCGATGTCGATCATGTAATCACTATTACTCTCGGACTTCAAATCTTCGTATTCGTCACTCAATGACGATAGGAAACTGCTTACAAGATTCACACTGCTCTTGTCTTGGGTCCTCGACGACCATCCCTCAAATAGACTCTCGATGTGCTTCATGGGGGCTTTATTATATCGCTGATAATAATTCAAACACCATCGAGCGATTATGTTCGCCCATTTGGACTTGAAAGACCGAGGCTGCCACTTTGAGTTGATTCTCGCCAACACAACGGAATCGACAATCATGGCAATTAAAATTCTGCGTTCGTCACTATTATCTTTCTTATCTATTCGCATAAATTCTCAAAAATAATCAGTAAATTTTTTCAGCAATTCATCATAAAGCCAGTCTGCAGTACCTCCCATTTTAATTTGCCTTTGGACTATATCCGAGCCTGAAACGCAAAAATCATACTTTTTATTCTTCGATCGATATAATCTTAATCTGGCCCCAAAACCATTTGCCTGCTTAATCAATTGACGCAGCATATGTTCATCTGTCAGCTTTATTGTTTTAGTTTTTTTCATATCAATCCAAATGACTCTTTCGTCTTCCTGTTCAATTTCTTTTTTGATTTTTCAAACAAACTTGGCCTCATGCTCGCTATCAATTACATCCTTTGAAATAATGTTGGTTGAGATAAATACTTCTTAGATTGAAAACCCCGTTACCTTATCGGGAACCTCATCACCCCAAACATCCCAACCTTGTATGTGATCTCTCGCAAATAATTCTATCCGTGGCAAGTCGCCCATCAATTCTACAATTCTTTTTCTAACCTCATCAGGTTTTTTAGAATGGGCACTCCTCTGGCTTTCAACCAAAGCCCTGACTTTATGACTTTTTATCAATTTGTGGATAGATCTGCCTCTGGTAGCTAACAAGCACAACTCGACACCACTTTTCATTGTGTAAGCACCCATAAAACAAACAGAAGCTCCTCTTCTTGTTTTCTTAGCCCAAACGAACCCAATTGTTTTATACGTAAAACCCCAAGCATTTATTATCTCAATGCATCTTTCTAAATGATAATCAGTCGTCCAAATGAACAAAATACAATTAGCATCAGCAAGTTTGGAAATAGGTAGATTTTTTATGGCATTTGAACTCATTACTTTGTATGGAGGTCTTCTCATACCTCGTATGGTGGTACAATTAGAGTTTGCATTGCTATCATTATAATAACTCCAAGGCGGATCTGCATATATTATTTGGTATTTTTTATTGGGAAGTTTCTTATTCTTCATAATCAATTACATCCTTACCTCTTTTGACGCCTTCCTTATCTGTCCAAATTTTAGCCTTAATTTCTAAATTATCAATATCATCATCGGCAAGAATATCATTAAAATATTCTTGCCTATATATATTATATATATCTTTAACCCTGCTTAAATGGTTTAGAGCGGTTTTAATCCTACTTAAAGTGATACTTTTGAATTCCTTGTCAACATTGTGTAGAAAGATAATACGTATATATCTTTTCCTAAGATATTCACACTTGATTAACTTTTTATTTTCATACAATGATTTTATTAGTAAACTTATGGACGTCTTGCTGATATTAAGTAAATTGCCGAGTTGTTCATTTTTTGCAGTGCAATATCCATACCTGCTACATATCGTATGTATTACGGTAAATAGCAGCTTGCCGTTCGGTGTCAAATCTTTGCGAATCAACACCCCTCTCGGTATTAGGTAATGCTCATATTCTGATTTGTTTTGTTCAGATTTCATCGTCAACTTTCATCGTATTAGAATATCATATTTGTATATATTATCACTTAAAATAAACGTATCTCGTGAAAAATTCCCAAAATAACGTTTCAGACAGGCTCCTAACATCACTTTTAAGGGGCCTGACATGTGTTCTAATCGATTTTCCCACACTAATACATAGTTTAATACTGATTTTAAATTTTAAGGGCTTAGAACTCAAATTTTAGAGTTTTGAATGTAGATAGACCAACAGAAATCCCAAAGACGCCCCAATAACAAACCCGATTGTATATATTATCATAACCCCAGTTGGAATGTTCATCCCAAAATCTCCTTTCTCAATCGTTCTATGTTTTTTTCGTTTTCATCTGATGCGTCCTTCGCATCCAAACTCACATTGTAAGTATCACCAGAAAAGACTGACAGATCATTGACCAGCTTTCTCGCACGTCTCTGTGCCTCATGTTCGTTGTCAAAACAGATCGCCCTCGTTGGATACTTCGCGATTCGTTCGAGCTGTCCGTTTGAGTACCCAGAACCAAATGTAGCAACTGCCCCCTGACCGATTCTCCAAGCATCGAACACGCCTTCGACCACAATGACCGCGTATCGTGCGAAGTCCTCTCCGTAAAGGAGTTCCTTATGAGGCATTGCTTCTTCATTTTCACCTGCACTAATATATCTTGTAATTTTAGGGTTCTTTGAGATTGAGCGTGTCGTCCAGCTGACGATCTCCCCGTGGTAGTGGATCGGAATCCATATCCGCCAAGGGAGCCTGCTCGAAACTGTTATGCCCCATATTTTCCAGATGTACTCAATTTCCTTCCAATCAAATCCTCTGTCACGCAGATAGCATTTGTGCGCTTGATGAAGTTTTTGTATGCCTGTTGGCATGACGAGCCTGCCGAGGGGTTTCTGCTTTTCTTCAATATGCTCATGGTCAAGTGACCTCAGCAGCTTTTTGGCTTGATTGTAGGACAGTCCTGTGATTTCCATTAGGGTGTCTATGAGCCTGTGACTTCCACAACGCCAACAGTTGACGTAGTTCCCCGCTATCGAATAGCCCATGTGCCATTTATGGGAGTCCCTACCGCAGTAGGGGCAGTCAATCTGTATCCAGCCCTCGCGTGCGTGGTGATGCCCAGCGGGTGCAATTGGGATATTGTATTCAGATAATATGTCTTTGAATTTCATAAATTGTTTCCAGCTTTCCAGGAGGGTGAATACGCATCTGGATCGTTTTCAATGCTATCTAATCCTGAATCGGGACTGCTTACTATGTGAAGATTTTGGATCTCGATTATTTCGTGTTTTAGCTCTCTATGGCAACACAGACACTTATCTGCCAAGACCTCATTGCAAATACTACAAACAGTATTGGATAGGAAAAAATCTCCGCAGGACGAACATATATGTTGCTCATATTCTTCACTCATATCACGTACCTTTTAACAAAAGCTTCTTCTGTAACTCATCAAATATACTCAGCCGGTTCTTCTTTCTGCTCCCGTCAAGAGTCTCTGAAACCACATCCTGCTTCGACTGCAGTATCTCACAGAGGTGATGCTCGATAGTGTTCTCTGCTACGAGATAATATATAAGCAAAGAACTGTTATCATCAGGGTCAAATATCCTGTCTTCGCACTGTGTAAGATCGCCTGGAGTCCAATCAAATTCGATTGCGACTGCTGCTTTTGCCTTCGATAGTTCAATAACTGTACCAGCAGCCTTTGTTTGTCCAATACACAAACGATATTTTTTATTTGTCTGAAAGAGCTTTACAGCAAGGTGGCGTTTCTTGCCTCTGACAGTCCCGTCGATTACAACGCATTGACCCTCGTACCTACTGTGGAGTTGTCGAATAATCTCCTTGTGTATGGCGAAAATGACGAGCTTGCCGTGCTCCCTCTTCAGCCAGTCATCTATCCATTTTAGGGCATTCTTCATTTTTAGTGATACCGCCAGACGCTTTAGATATCCCATCTGTACGAGACGTTCGGCTTTCTTTGCCCGGTTCGCACGTGTCACTGAGCGTTTGCCAAGCCATCTTATGAAAGAATGTTCGGCCTCGGAGTATTCATTCCTGTTCGATATTTTTATTGGTACAATTCGTCTGTCTTTCGGCAGATCCCCCATCGCGTCCTTCCGCAACATCCTAATCATACACCAGGCGTTCAGATTCTCGTGCAACTCGTCAAGATGCTCTGCTCCCTTGAACTCCCAGCCCCACGGTTTGTGCTCAGGCTTGCAATAACGGAAAGCATATTTCATAAATGATGGGAACCTATCGGGTCTGAGCAGATTCAGAATGTTAAAAAGCTCGATAGGTCTGCTCTTGAGCGGAGTCCCCCCTAACGCGAGTAAATAAGGCAGTCCCTTCGCGAGTTTTTTGGTTGCTTTATAGCACTGCGTTTTGCGTTCCTTGATGTAGTGGACCTCATCGAGGATTGTAGTCTTTACGCCTGCCTGCTGGAGAAATTTAACCCAGTATTGCAAAATCTCCCAGTTGAGTATATACAGTTTGTTCTTGTCTGTGTGTATGAAATTCCTCTGTGGGGGTGATGTCCCGTTCAATACAACGCTTCTTATCCCGAAATATCTTTCTGCCTTTTCCTTCCAGTGCAGCTTTCCGATCTCGGGGCAGACTATGATGGCAGGGTATGCCTCGGAATTCCTTTTCAGCCATTGCAGAGCTATGAAGGTCTTGCCCATCCGCATCTCGTAGGCAAGCAGGGCACGCCCGCGAAAATGTTCAATTTTCCTAACAGCCTTCTCTTGGTAGTCTCTTTTTTCTGGTTTAGTCATCATATTCTATCTGAATATGCAATGCTTGAAGTATTTGTCTTTCTTGGCTTGCTTTAATTTTTACCTCATACAAGTTTGTTCCATACAAGTCTGCCTCGCACAAGTTTGCCTTACGCAAGTCTGCCTCATACAAGTATGCCTAATCTGGAGTTTCATTTCTTATCCTTTCTAATAGTTAGTTATGTTCTCGATTTCCTCAATAATTAACACTTATATTATGAAACCCTCTTTATCAAATTTAGTTATTGCGTTCCATAATGAAACATTCTCTATTCCCCCTTCAGACTTTAGTAGTTCTAATCGCAAACCGCCTTTTCTTTGCTGATGCCAGGGACTCCATTTAATATATGAGATTCTCTTTATGAAATCCCCTTCTATCAAATATCTATAAAAGAGGTTGAATAATCTCCCATCAGGACTGTCTATGCAATGTGATTTACGAAATTCTGCCGATAGTTCCGTGACATCAAAATCCTTTTGAACTACATAGACTCCTTGAAAACGATTTATATCGTGAGCACCAGAATCGTCTTCAAAAATAACAATCGTTTCAGATTTTTTAAGTTCCATATTTTGCCCTTTCTAATAACTGGTAATTTGTTTGATCTCTTTGAATGCCTTTTTGATTCTTTTAGTACGCCAGCCCATCTGCCGAAGCCTATTTTTCAGCCGCCTTCTCATGCAGGCCGGTGCCTGGTCTATTCTCTTGCCATCATTTAGCATGTCTACCATAATCTCCTGTGGCGTTTCGAGGAACAGCTGAAGCACGACATGTGCGTCCTGCTTCATCTCGTCGAGCATCTCCATTACAGAGAAATCCTTGTGGTGTGCAGGGTATGTATCAATGATATATTTATTGATTTGAACGTGCGCTTGTTTGCATTCATCTTTTATGTAGGTAAGCAATCTTTTTCTGATTATGAACATAAGCCAGGTCGTTAGTTTGGATTTGCTTGGGTTGTAAGTATCAACTGCCTCAATGAAGATCAAGTTGGCCTGAGCCATTAAATCCTCAACATCGCCACCGTAGACTTTCCAGAAGTCCCAAACAGTCTTAGTGATTAGCCCCTGCATGTCCTCGTAGGTCTCTGCGAGTATTTCACTATGAAGATCGATGGTTGTTTTTTTCATTTTCATCTTCCTATTTCAATATAGTTATAATTGCTGCCCATCCTTGGACATAGGAGATCAAGCAGACTTAACTATCTCAATAATCATCCAACCGGCCAGCATAACTGCAAACCCTAACTCAAACCAGTTTAGCTTTAACATTTTGTTACCTCACTTTCTTAATCTCTCAGCTGCCTTCTTAGCACGCTCATAGGAACCTTCCATTCCTGTAGGAGCTTGCAATGCAGCACTAATTCGATCCCATGCTTCTTTACTCAGTTGTTTTGGTTTCGCTTTCATAAAATCTTGCCCGGAGTTGAACCGGGCTTTGACTACCGAGTAAGGCTAATCAGAAAAAAGATAAAGTTCATCAAGTGTCCATCCTGCCGAGTTTGTTGCTCTTTCATACCTTCGTTTGTTTTCTGATTCAATATCCGAACAACTAAGAACTATATCCTTGTCCAAATCCTTTTCTGTAGCTTCCTCAATCAACTTTTTCAACTCTCTGACTTTCATTATTTTCTCCTTTCATATCAATACAATAAACGCTGCAAGTGTGCTACACGCTACCCATTGGGTTGTTCGTTTTTAGCAATAGCCTGTTTTACTGTATTCCAATACTTATCCCAGTTAATTACCTTAGAAGCAAAATGTCCGGCTCCTTTGCCCACACTTTTATCCGTTTCATATAAAGACAATCCTAATTTACACACTTTTAACAAATCATCTTTCATTTTAACTCCTTTCGTTCCTGAGAACTACTTGTCTGTACTTTCACATCAACACAATAAATGCTGCGAATGTGCTGCATGCTACCCAACGTATTGTTTTGAGTAGCTTCATATACTATCTTAGAAACCTCTGCACCTCGGCTGGGACATTCTTGACTGTCTGTTGCTGATGCTGAATCTGGAGCTGCCATATACGTGCCCCCAAGATCAATCCGAAAAACAGAATCAACAAAACTACGATAGTGATGATTGAAATTTTCATCTTTCCACCTCTCTTTCTACACAAAGTATAATATATCACTCCATCTTTTCAAAATATAAATTTGACTTTTCAAGATTTTTTATCAGAATCCCTATTTTCAGCCCATAAAACGGGATTTTATGAAATCCTACCATATTTTGCAAAAAGAAAAAAGAGCGGCCAGCCTAACTGAATACCGCCCTCGAAGAGAGAAGGAGCCTTCTCTGCTTTATGTCTTACCGTTCTTCTCCAATTCAACGATTTTCTTCTTATCGCCAGGCTTCGAGATCAACACTGCCCCTAAAGTACCTCCTAATAGAGTAGGTAGCAACAAGCCGATTGGGCCCTCCGGTGTGAAAACCATTTTCTTAATCTCCTCCGACATGGCTATATTGAGATCAATATTGCTCTTTAGATAGGCATATTTGAGCTGGCCGACGCTATGTACGAAATCCATCTTGGTTGCCACATACTTCGCATCAAGCAGTGTGGTATATGGCATGAAGAGCGGGACATCCGCGTCCGCATATTCTGCTGCTACCGGCTCCACATAAGCGGGGATTATTGCATCTTGAAATGCTGAACAACCCACAAGCACGAATAGACACAAGCCAGGCAATGTCACAAGTATTTTCTGAACTTTTGACATTTCGCTTTTCCTTTCTCTCAATTTATTTGGACTACTTTAATCGCGACAAATACGTAAGTCGAGACCGAACCAAGCAGACCACTCAGGATCGCGATTATGGCCGTGCACCACACGGGTGGTCTGTTCTTTATGTGGTTTATCTCAACCCACTGCTTATCGGTGTCGTCTTTGACATCAGCAACTTTCTGTACCAGTCCACTATGATGCTTGCATGTTTCATTATTCATTTGTGATTCCTCCCTTTCTATGAGGGTTCTAATGTCCCAAATACCAGGTAGGTATTTCCGGCATTCCCGTTGGCAGCAGTGACGTCCACCTGGATCACTGTTGCGGCAGCGTAGGATTTCTGCTTGACAGGGGGATCCGCCTGTATCGGCTGGACCTTGACCACGTCGTACTGCGCGTCCAGATTATTGAGCTGCGTGGTACCAATGAAGTCCGTCAGGGCACCAACCTGCCCGATGGTGATATCCGTTTCGGCTTCGTCCCCAGACGCCTCGATTTTCACGTGATCGAGAATACACCTGAAACCGCTCGGAACGGTGAGCAGCGTTGTCTGCGCCGCTGCCGAGTGGTCAACCGTCACTATGGTCAGTAAAGCAATATTGTTTTCTTCGTTGAAAGCTCCCATGGCAAACCCCTTTCTCTTAAAGTGATTGATAGTGTTTCAAAACAACTTCGCCCAGACGCCTGCTCACGACAGGCTCTCCGGT